AGCGAAACCACCGCTTACCACTGACCAGGTGGCAACCACACGCGGTCTGGCCTTTCAGGCCGTATCTCGAATACCTGTCGAGAACATGAGTCTTTATCTAGACCAATACCGAATTATCGGATTACGCTTGCATGCGGGCTCTTGCTAATCCAAGAACATTCCTGATGTGTCATCAGGTGCTAAGCTGAATGTGCCAATTCACTGGCCGTGCCCGGGCTAACCCCGGGTGTATGATAGCAACGTTTGCGGTCGGTACCACCCTTCCGCCTATGCCAAATGCTCTGGTAATGCCAGTTTCCGCCTCTGCGAAAATGGTCCAAAACCTAGAGCACACTTCCTTTCCTTCCCCGTACCACCGGAGAAAGCTATGCCGAACAGCCGACATCGGCTGCCACGCTACAACCAGCGTGCACCCTGTCATCTCAGTAAGGTAGCAGTTGTGAGCTGCATTTCATGAGAACCCGGTCGAAACGACGATCAATCAATCTGGGTGATGTAGAAGACTGAACCAGTGGGGATGACGGTCCCGAAAAGCCACCCCGAATTCTTCGCAGTCGACAGCACAGTATTTGCGGTGGTGACTGTGATGACCCAGCGCCAATTAACTGAGCTGCCGGAGAATGTGCTGCCCGACCAGACACTGCTGTTATTGCCTGTGGTCACTACGGCAGAGCCGGCTACCACAGAAAAATCGTAGGGAGCGCCGACCATGGCAGTAGGAGTGCCGTTGTACTTCATAGACCAATCAATTATATAGACTCCGGCACTTTGTATCGAGAGCTGATTGGTTCCGGCCACCATTGAAACCCAGTAGTTGCCAACCGGCGCTGCCAAGGACAGCAGCCGGCCACCGGTTCCGAACAGTGCAGCGGGATACGCATTGATTCCAGCCCCAGTAATAGGCATGCCCAAAAGGTTCGAAGTGAGCTCCGAGTTGACGCCCTGGGCGTTGCTGTATGCGCCGCCAGCGTAACCATTGATGACAGCCACTGTGTCCCCGACTGAAATGTAGGGTTCGATCAGATCGATAGAGTAATGAACCCACAACTCGCCCAGCTGAGTTCCAGTAGTGCCAGGCAGACCGTTAGTGGAAATCTCGACATACCCAGGATCGGTGAAATTGTTCCTGAGCAGAGTGGTGTCATTGAGGAGGTTGTACCATTGCAGGTTGTTGTCTTTCTTGGCGCACTCAAAACCCATGAGGACACTATTCGAAGGAGCGGAGGAAACTGCATGTGTAGCCGCCTCCATCTGCTGTTTTGTGGCGAAGGCCAAACTGTCCACATTGTAGTGGGGAGCCATGATGACGCCTCCCAGAGTTCCAGCCGCTGAATAGGTCGAGGTGGTCGTCCTGAACTCGAACAGCAGCTTTGTGAATCTGTACTTCGTAAAAAGGCCAGCCAGTCGCGACAACCACGGAAAAGTCGCCGCGTCTGTAGGATTTAGGTTGAACTTGTTAGAAGTAAAAGCTGTGGGCGTAGCGGGCACGAGGAGGTCCTTCATGTACTCCGAATGAGTGTAAGTGGTGGTAGGGACACCAGCATTACCCTTCTTCGTAGGCAAGCTGTTCCCACTATGCACGATGTCATTGGTGACGTAGTCACCGTGACCAGAGATGTTGGAAGCATTTGGCCGCATAAGTCGAGATGCATTCGCCAGCACCCCGGGCATGGCAGCCTGTAGAGCCATCTTTGCCATAGGTCCTACTAGAGAATACAAACCAGCACCCCTGACAGAGGATGCACGTGCACTTTGCGGACGTTTGCCTTTCTTGCGAGGCGCAGCCGGAATCGCCGGCTTGTTGTTGATCTTGAGAGTCTGGCTCTTCTGCTGTGCCTTCTTGTTCGGCATGTAGTTCTGTCGTATTTGCTGTTGATAACCGAGTAGCTGCTTGGGAAATAGATTTTCGTGGCCGACCGACCAACCGCACGAAGTGCCCACTACCATAACCCATAACAACAAAAATAACAAACGCAAAAGCAGAACCCACCCACGTGAACCGTTGCCGTTGTACGCCCTCTTACGCCTATTCAACAATATCTTGCTCACCAGCCAGCGATAGGCGTAGCCTAGCTGCGTCAGAGGCTCGCGGGCATAGGAGAAGTTGAGCGCGTTCTCGTGCCGCTTACGAGGGAGCAAAGATCTACTAGAAACCAAACTAAAATCGTTCTCTGAATAATCCTCGATGGGCATGCCATCCATCTCCGGGACAGCCACAGTGCCGTAGTCAACTGCAGCCACAGCACGTATAACATGGTAGTGCATAAGCCTCCCCGCCATCAATGCCCCGAACTCATGAACGAACTCATCGTAATGTTGCCCATAACGCTCGTAAAACCAGATGCCACGCACTGCAAGACTAGCAGGCTTCTTGAACCCAGGCTGAGTATACGAAAAATTCAACTCAGCGAGCTTGTGCGGCCTGAGGACATCCTGCAATTCGGGGAAGGCCCAAAGATTCAAGTAAAGACTATCTATCTTTGACTGCAGCAGAGCCTTATCATCCCCCAAAGTGACTGTCTGTGCAACTCTGGCGGCAGCCCGCCCCGGCTTCACCGAGAAGGCCACACCATCTTCAGTCGGAACGAAAACGCCAGAGCAAAACTCGTGGTTGACATCAGCAAGCTCTTCAGAGTAAGATGCAACTTTGAGTTTGAGCCCACATCTTGCCTTAACCAGGTCTACATCTTTGAGTGCGATATATTCCATGAGGGCCCCAGCAGTATAGAACCCATTTCCGTTCGTGGTGCAGCGGGAGCCGGAGTTGACAGTGCTCAAATCTCCTTTGTACGGCATACGCCCCGAATAGAATGATCCCCTTCTATTGAGAGAGTCGTGCCACAACTCGTACACGTCTTCTGGGCAGCCACACTGACGGTACGCTTCGACCTTTAGGACGAGGTCGGTTCTTGTGACATGCGCATCATGCCGAGAAGAATCTGTAGATATGAATTGCCATCTACCTTCGTCGTCCTTCATGTGGAGGAAAGCATCGTCCCCGTTATCGACGATGAAGTTTTCCCCCAGCCCCTGGAGCCTGTGGATCTCATCGGAAACCTCCGTGCGCGTGCACCCTGATGCGAAAACCACCCTCGTGCCGAGGATGCGCCCATCCTTGCCAGCTCCCCAAATGCTGGAGCACCGCTTCGTGAAGGGAATCATGAACGTGCCCTGAAGCAGCAATTGTACGACTGTGTGAGCTTGAATGGCCCTAGGCGTTGCCGACGACTGCCCGTCGACTAGATCTTCCGCAGCCACAGCGAGCTCAGCCTTCAAATGGCTCTCCAGCCTAGCAGCTCTAGCCTGGTCGCCCAAGCCAAGGTGCATGTATTCACAAGCTGCACGATAGTAGAGTTGCCTCTTGCCTCCATCAAAGTCCGCCACAACGTCCATGATATCCACGCTCTCCACATGGCCTACCTGCTGAGTCACATCAGCCCAGAACCTCTGTTTGTTGGCCCTACCAACCGCGTCATCACCAGGGACGGGCATGGCATGCCTCTCCACAAAAGCTTTCTCGACATTGCCTGGATTATCGGCTATAGCGGACAGATTGTACGGACTGGGGAGCAGCGTTCTAGCGAAGATGCGCCTTGTCTGGACGACGGTGGTGGGCTCATATAAGCGCCATCCGGGCTTGGCCGCCACACCTCTGAACTGGGCGTAAGCTCCCATCGCCATTATTCGTTTGCCCGCCATTAGCGTCCAAGGTAACACGGTGTAGGGAGTGGGCTCGACACAAGCGTTGAAGGTGGCGTGCGCAAAGGACGGGTCCCTACAACAGCGTAGGAAGGCAAACGGCAGAGCCTTCCAGGGCTGGAACAAAACCTCGATGTAGTGCAAGGGAGCGCCGCACTCAACGAGTCTCTCCTCAAAGCTCGGAGCCACCATTTTGTACATAGGGTAGGCCAACAAGGACAAAGTCCTGGAGACGGCTTCGATCTGAGGGGCCCCGCTAGGAGGAGTCTCGTGGCCGAAAAGTCTAGCTCTTAGCCATGCCCAGCATGAGGACGCAGAAGGGAGCCAATGACCAGTGTAGGGAGACATCACTGCCCCCCAAGACACCCCTTCAATCAAGCCTGATGAATCGCCTTTGTTGAGAGCATCGACGACGTCCCTCTGAACAAGAGGTGCCACTTTACCTGTCATCATCTCTCTGGTAGCCTGGTCTGCTTTCAGCATTTTGACGGCTTGCTTACGGAAGGACTCTAGTGGAGTTTCCCACTCGGGCAATTTCGGCATCTTCGGCACCATAAACTTCATGTAGTACCAATGACCTACAGAGCGCCTGAACCAGGATGGAGTGTCCAAAAAGCTGTTCTTAGAAAGTTTAGCAAGTTTCTTCAGCCCCTTGGCGTACACCATGCCCGGCGTTTCCTTAGTGAGCCGATATAGCCCATAAGCTGCAAAGCCGCCCAAAAGGAGGTGCACAAGGGTCAGACGCTCATCTCCCCACACATACCTTCTGTTCCTGTTATAGTCAAAGATGTTGGTGCGGAAGAACTTCCAAAAGCCCCATTGCAAGTCAGCGATGGCTGCATGGTACGAGTCTCTCTGCCTAGTGAACTGGGTCACTATGCTGCGAGTGTTCACAGCACCGGCATGGCTGACAGCAGCTGACAAATGACCACAGTAGTTCATATCGATAGTCTTGCTGGATTTGATCCGCGCCATGAATCCCCTGAGTGCGTCCTCGAAGCTAGCCCCACTGACAGCCGTCAGCATTTGGTTCCACAACTCTCTGTCGAAAGAGCAGTAATCTTCGCCCACGACAACCGCTATACACTCAGGTGTGACATCATAGTGGACGGTAGGAGAAACAACGTGACGATGTCTGCTGCGTGGCTCCGGCGAATTCCACGGCCTGACTTCGAACACAGACACGCAAGGCTGATTATGTACGAAGCCTATGCCGTTGGTTCTATGGAGGATACTCAAGCGAGCGTAGACTCCTTGGTGCAAAAACAGGTCGTCGTGGCAGTGGAAATGATTGTTGCCCATAGTGAAGTTGCTGACGTTTCGCTCGTATCTGTACTGCTGTCTCGCCAAACCAGGCAAAACAACGGATGCCTCCCCAGCCTGTCGCCTAATGTCTCTTCCGATGACGTAGTCATAACCAATGCAAGCAGCGGGGTTGTCGGATGTGTTCACCAGGAACACAGTTCTGTCCCCTAGGACATGGACGTATGCCGCCGAAGTTGTTTCGACCACATGCAAAGGAGTCGCGTACGGGCCCAGGAATCCGGGTGCATCGCTCACAACCACAACGCGAATGGGCCAAGCAGGCGCATTCTCCAGATCATCCAGGAGGAGCTTCAGTGCTTCTACATTCTGATACCTCCACAACTCGAGTAACTCGCCATTAACGCACGGCCCGGGGTTCAACTCGACGTTTCCAATCGCTAAAAGCGTTTGTATTAGGCCCCTGGTCATAGGGCCTAGATATCCTGCGGTCTCCATCTTGACGTCCTCAATCCAAACAAGAACATTGCCGATATACTTGTCCTCCTTCCAAGCCGAACCGTAATAATCCGACCTCGTTCTGCCCTCAGCGTACGCAGCGAGGTAACTGTTGTTCTTGGGAACAGCCGCCTCAGCTGGTTTGTTTGCTCTGACCCAGGCCTCTGCCACGTCCACATTGAGCCCGTCTAGCCAGGTGTGGAGTCTAGATGCATCTCGAGCCCGCATGGCAGGGCTACGAGTCTTGGCTTTGGCCTTCCCCGGGGCCTTGGGCTTGGCAGCTGGCTGAAACTTAGTCCCCAATCGGGGCCCTTTTGATAGCCTACCATCGGAATCCGAGCTATCCACACCAGAGTGGGCTCTGTTCCAACGCTTCGCCGTCGACTCAGATGGGTTGGCCTCGAACTCAGCATGAGAGTACAAAATGGCTTTTGCGTATGCGTTAGCCACGTCATAAGTTTCGTCATCATCCCAAGGTTCGTCGTGGGCCTCGCCCTCTAAGCCGGCATCGTCCTCTATAGCCAAGGCATCCTCCACGGACAAGTTAGCGAGAACAGCAAATCGGTTGCCTTCCCCCCACCCGGGGTTGGACTCGATTCCTGACTCCACCAGAGCCTCCGCCACCTCTTTCTTGCCAGGCACTCTATCATCCAGCGGCCCTGACGGGATGGGGCTGGAGTATTTCTCTGCCTCCATCAATCTCCTGCCTCCAATTCCCCATGCCGGAACACTAGCATCGCACGTGACCTGGACCGGCTTTGAGAAATAGAAGGCTCCGAGGGGAGGGTATCTGTAGGTGTCCCGCGGCCCATCGGCCCATGTGTGCCTATGAAGAACAAGGCGAACATACCTCCTATAGCTCTCATCCTGCTCGTCGGGATCCAGCTGCTCCCCATTGCCATTTAGAGCGTGAGCCAGAGCGTTGCGGACGGCAGGCGACAAGAACCAAAAAGTAGCTGCGGCCCACATCGCCAGAGCATGAGAAGGCTCGTAAACCACACAGGCACTACCGTCGTTATCGTGCACCCATATGGAGAGCCTACCCACAGTCTTCACAGAAACCAGTTTGCCGTCAACACGAGCACGCACGCTCGCACTTCTCCACAGCTCACCGTTGCGTCGGACGGGGTTCAGTGACAACACCCCAGCCCTTTTCGAGAACCGCACAGCTCGTTCGCCAGTTTCTCCGATAAGCAAAGCGTCGAGGAGGCTACCCTCAAACGCCGCATTAGGAAAAATGGTCCGAACATCGCTGTTGGTTCTGAGCCTATGCCCTACGTGCGCTACATAACTTACATGGGAAGCGCACGGTCGAGCAGCCAGCTCGAGTAGAACAGCAGATGCCTCAACGGCCTTGCGTCTGAAATCATCATCAGACTCATGGCCGGAGGCGGGTACAAGCCCGGGGTTAGCGGGCAAAAGAGCGGGCCCAAAGGGGCCTGCTGCAGGTCGGGGCTCATCCGACAGGCGTGGGGACTCCACATCGTTGGTCCCGGGCGGGACACGGCCAGGCCCGGGAAAGTGCGCGAAGAGTTCATGAATATTAGTCATAATAGTCATGAATAGAATCCGCAATTCTCTCCCCCAGTGTGATCGGGGAGAATTTTACTGGCTCCACAGTTAAGCGCTCACCAGCTGGGCAATACCGGTACAGTTTTGGAATTCCAAGAAGGTCTCAGATCTCTACGGTAACAGCCCAAAAAGCGGCAATGGCAACCTGGGGCGGGTTGCCTAATGTACGTGTTGTACAACCTTCATAGCTTCATATGGTAACTGCCACACTCCGCATGCCCGTTAGTTAGTATAACGGCCAGGCCGGTCCCCTTTCTCCCTCTTGCCGTCCCCACGGCGGGATAGGGGGCCACGAACTCATTTCTGTCATTATCCAGAGGTTATTTGAAACAGATGCTTGCCTCACCTGTATCTAGGACTCATGACCTTACACCACGTGGACCGGACCCTCTCACCACAAGAGGTTACCTTCCGAGGGGGGGCTTGCGCTTACAACAGGATGCGCAGCCGCCTTTGACTAAATAGCCTAAGCGACCACACACGTGTTGCCCCTCTGATCCCAAGCTCCTCGCGAAGCTTGTCTTACGGATGCACCCCATTACTGGGGTATCGTGGTAATCTCTTCCCACGACAATATAACACCAAATTTCGATGTTGCTCCAAGACTAAAGAGAATGGAGCCTATGGCGGTTAGGGATAATACCTTCACTTCCGCCCGGATAACAAAACTCTTACGAGGAAAATTTATC